GAGCAGCTCAGTTGCGGCACGGAATTGGGCGGTATTGTCGCATTTGCTTTAGTAGATAAGAGCTTAAGCCCGACTAAAACCGACCTACAAACAAAAAGTTATTGGCAGCAAAAGACCGCTGCATCGCCACAGAAAATGTGGATTATACAGGACACACGCGGTACTTATCCAGGTGGTACGCCAGTAGAAGAAGAAGGATTTGGTAAAACGCCTACACTTCGCACCGGGGCCGATCATGAAGCTTCTATTGAAGTGCGTGGCGTGGAAGAAAATCGCGATTTCTGGGCAGCGGTTAACCAAACCGACAAATGGGGTATTGTATTCTTCACAAATGATGACCTTGGATTTTTTGCTGAGAATGTTAGTGTTTACGCTAAGATTGATATTCAGCAATCAATTAAGACTTCCATCAAATGGATGGTTTCGTGTAAATGGTCTGATGATATGAGTAATCCACTTGTATTTGATGCCAGTGCAATAGCTACCCTTTATTCTTAAAAGGGCGTAACTGCCCTTTATTTTCTTTTCTATGGTATACGGAACAGACGAATTCAATAAGACATTATTGAAGATCATTAAAACAACAAAAGTCAGTTTAACTGGCGAAGTTGAAGATGATCAAAAAGATGCATATCGACATTCATGTTATACAGAATGTTGCGATCATGCAGAGGAAATGTCATGGCATTTATATGGTGAAAAGCCTGTAGATCTGCTTAAAAGAGTTCGCCCGCGTGAAGATGAGGCCGTAAAAGAATACAGAATTGAAAATTATGAACCGCTTACAAAGGCTTCCGCTGATAAGGCCATTAATATTGTCAGCAAAATTTTTAACCCGAACTTATATTCGATCATTTTCAAAAAGAATTCTGGCGCTGAGGAACTTGAGCAATACACGATAGAAGAATATCCGGTCTTTAACTCGATTGTTAATTTTACGAAGGATGTACTTTTACGTAAGATGCTTGCCGATCCAAACGGAGTAATTGCTACAAAATTGCAATCGATCCCTGAAGGTGAATCAGAAATGCTTGAGCCTATTCTTGTGACTTATGGTTCTGAGTCTATTTACGATTATGATGTTGATCATTTTCTTATCTTCATCGAATCAGAAAATGAAAAGGTAAGACAGGAGACTATAACTTGGTTCACATTTGAGTATTACGATAAGAATCAATACATCAATTTCAGATGCTATAAAACAGCAACTAATAAATTGATTATTGATGAAATCAATAGTTATAGTTATAATTTCGGCGAAATACCAGTTTGGTTTCTTGGTGGCATGGCTGAGGCTAAAGACAATGGAGAGATAATTTATAAGTCGTTCTTTTCATCTGCATTACCTTATTGGAATCAATCAGTGATTCATGAAAGTGATGTAATGGCATCTTATATCGGGCATATATTTCCTCAAAAATGGGAATTATCAGATCCATGTGAGTATAAAGGAACACAAGGCATTTGCCGTAATGGCTATATTAAAAATGCTGGCGGTCAAATTGAAGAGTGTCCTAATTGCGGAGGTTCCGGGTATAAGCCGATATCGCCTTTAGGAGTTTATAAGTTTGAACGCGAAAAGCTTTCAGAAGATGGACCACTAGGCATCGCGCCAGTTGGTTATGTTCCGGTTCCGGTAGATGCCACAAAAATGCTTGAAGAGCGTGCCTATAAGATGCGTGAACTAGCTATGTGGGCTATAAACATGGATGTTGAGGATAATGTAGGGGAAAATCAATCAGGGGTAGCTAAAACAATTGATAGGTCTGCGCAGTATGATTCAATTTACAATATTGCTTCAGTTGTTTTTGATACCCATTTAACGAATGGTTTTTATTATATCAATAAGTTCAGGCTTGGTACATTAGCGTCTAGCACCGGCACGACTGCGGATAACAATTTGCCTCAGATTAATAAGCCCACGCAATTTGATATTGTAAGTACCTCCGAATTGGTCAATAATTTCAAGGTTGCAAAGGATAGTGGTCTTGATCCAAACTTCCTTCAGAATAAACAGATCGAGATTCTTACCAGAGATATGACCACAAATCCTGAACTCAAGAAATTCAATTCAATGCTTTTGAGTTTAGATCCATTGCCAGGACTTGACGCTATCACAATAAGTGCGAATGTGGCACGCGGATTTAATAGCCAGGTAGATGCAGTTATTCATTTCAATATTAAAAAGTTTGTTGAACAAGCAATTAATGAAAACAAAAACTTTGAAACACTGCCAAAGCCTGATCAATATGCGGCACTTGAAAAAATAGCAACTGCATTTATTTCAAAAAATAAGCCTAAATTAGACACCTCAATGCTTCCACCGATTAATCAAAATCAGAATGGCTAAGAAAGTAAGAAACAAAAGCAAGTTGTTTAAGCCTAAAAGCACGCGCAGAATGAAGGGAGGTCTTTATAATCCTTTCTTTTCTTGAAAGCCAGCGATTTAGCGAATCAAATTGAGGACCTTATTTTATCGGCAAACAATGCTTTTGCTGATGATATTATTAATGTCCAGGAAAGTCTTTATTCAAAATTACTTCTTGACATAAAGGAACTGGATGTTGATGCCGATGGCTATATACTTCAGACAGCAAAAAACAGAAAAGTTTTAAATGATACCGAAACAACAATTAACGACGTATTCGCAAGTTCAAAATATCAGCAAGCTTTATTAGCGCATTTAGCGGTAATTAATCAAATAAACACTTTAAATGCTGAGTATTTCAATTCCATTTCGGATTCATTCGTTGAGAATCGTGTCTTTATAAGCTCACTTCAGAATCAAGCTATTGATACCATTGAGACTTATCTAATGGGCGATGGCCTTGGATTTCAGGTAAAAACACCTTTGCTACAAATCATAAATCAAAATGTTAATACCGGGGGAAATTATTCTGGTTTCTTACAACAACTCAGAACATTTATAAATGGTAACGCCGATTTAGATGGAAGATTGTTGAGTTATTCGCGTGGACTGTTACGTGACACTTTATTTAATTATGCCAGGTCTTACCAAAACTCAGTTACTAATGATTTGGGGCTTGAATTCTATCTATACTCAGGCGGACTGATGGATAAGTCAAGAGAATTTTGTAAAGATCGCGCCGGTCAATATTTCCATGAACTTGAAATAGAATCATGGGCACAATTGGATTGGCAAGGTAAGAATCCATTGACGACAAAATCATCCATTTTTATTTTAGTCGGGGGTTTTTCGTGCCTTCATCAATTAATTCCGGTGCATATTAGCATAGTTCCGAAAGATCAAATTCAAAGGGCAATTGATTTAGGGTTTTATAAAGAATAGAAATTAATTATTGAAATTCACTATTTAATTTATAATTTAGTGCTATTAACTGGCTTTCGAGCAAAACATCTAATACAACGATCGCACCCAGCGATAAAATATGGCGTTAATGACGCAAATTCGGGTCAAGGTTCGAAACATTACTAAAGACGACACCGGGCACCCAACCGAACTTTACGGTACGGAAACAATCATCACTTACAAAGCTTTTCAATATCTAACTGATAAATATGAATTGATTTATCAAGTTGATGGCGAAGATAACGAAGTTCCTGGAAACCCAAACTTACATCCCGAATACAGAACGGCAGTGCAACAAAAAAGCGCTGTGGCTCCTGTGGCTGATGTTCGGGTTAATGCTTCACAAGAGCAGACACAAAAGGCAGCGACAAAACGCGGCCCGAAACCAAAAAATAAGGCAAATACACAGGAACCAATTGAAAACGTAGCATGAAAGGCAAAGCATTCTTTGAAAAAGTAACCCGTCAGGGCAAAATAAATAACGAAGATTTTAATAAGGTTTTAGAAACCTTCCCAGACGTAGAAATACCAGATGTTTTTGTCAATTTGTTTGAAGAAACATTTTTAACCCGGGAACGCGCTGCTGCTGATCCGGTTATTCACAAGAAAATTAAAGGCGAAACACTCAACGGTGTAGACGCTAATTTGGCAAAAATTGCCTTAATATTGGATGTTGCTGACCAAGATGCTATTAGCAAAGAGGAAAACACATTCAAGAAAATAGAGTTGCTACAGGCCGCTATCCCTAAATTAGTTGAAAAGGCTGGCGCTAATAATCCAAATACGGATGAAAAAGTTAAGCAACTTGAGAAAGAAAGAAATGAATTAGTCGGCAAGATAACAGAGATCAAAACCGAATCAGATAAAAAATTAGCAGAGCTATCTAAATCCTTTGAAGCAAAAGAAAAGGATATGAAGATTGATTGGACACTTGATAAACAGTTTGGCAATTTTGTTTTTGCTGACGAGTATCAGGGATTGAAAGAAGCTATTATTAAAAATGCAAAGTCTGATATTAAGGATAAAAACTTCCTGACATTAGACGAGAATGGGCAAATCGTAGTCAACGAACTTGTTGGTGGCGTGCCAAAAGTAAAATTCAATGGTAACGATCAAGTTACAATAGATAGCCTTATCACAGATCCATTAAAACCATTCCTGAAGAAAAATAACGGTTCAGGAGGCCAGGAAGATGGTAAAAAATCACTGGATAAGGCTAAAAAAGAGTTTGTGCCCGAGCAAAAAGATTTTTCTCAAAAAACTCTAGCTGAGATTAGACGAGAAAGAATCGCGGCAAACACCTAAGTTCTTAACAATTACACAAAATGGCACAAAACGCCTTCGATCATACAATTATCGGGGCCTGTGAGAATATCCGTAAAGAAGCGGCTGATATCTCAGGTTCTAACTATGCCTTTAATCTACAACGTATTAACGGCGCTCTTGATTTCATCACCTCCCCTGACAATGGATCGGTGGAAAGTGAACTCGTAAACGTAGCTGGCCAAAATGGCGCTAAATTGACCACTCTGAAGGT